ATTGTTAATTCTTAATTTTTTTGCAACTTATTCAATACTGCATTTAATGACTAAATCCATCGATCATGTCATTCATATTAAACACACTAAACTAAATTAATTTATATGAAAAAACGAACAAAAAAAATTTTAAAAGTCATTACAACAATTCTTGCAATGTTCTTCTCGGCACTTGCAGAGAATAAATTTAAAATTGTGCATAATGTTACTAATCATGTCGAAACGGTAAACCATGAAAATAAATAAAATTTGCCCCGCAGGGGCTCTAAATGTCGCCCCAGCGGGCGAAAACACCACCACGCAATCCCTAGCCCCCGGCAATGAGGGGGAGGGATTGATAAAAGTTTGTCGCGATAGCGACACGATTGGGACGAAGTCCCGCCCAGTTAACTCTCTTGATGTTAACTGGGCTGACTGACACCACCTTTGGGTTGTAGGTGTCAAACCCCCTAAAATAACAAATTTATAAAAATATGAAAAAATACAGAAAAAAAATTAATTACAAAAAAGGCAAAAAACTCTTTACAAAAACTGCGAAAAAAGTAAATTATAAAAACACGAAAACCAATCCTATGCGGGGCGGCATTCGTCTTTAAATAACATTAATTATACGCCTAATTATATGACATGTTTTCATCCAATTCAAGCTTACCGTTCCCGTCTCGGCGGGGTTGTATTCTCTCGTAAAAATGCTTATATCGATAGACCGCTTAAGATACCTTGTGGTCAATGTGTTGGCTGTCGTTTAGAACGATCCAGACAATGGGCAATTAGATGTGTTCATGAAGCTAGTTTGCATCAACAAAATTCATTTGTGACTCTTACTTATGATGATGAACATTTACCTGCTGATAAGTCTTTACATCTTGAAGATTTTCAACTTTTTATGAAAAGACTTCGTAAAAAATTTGTAGGTAAACAAATAAGATTTTATCATTGCGGCGAATACGGCGAACAAACATTTCGTCCGCATTATCATGTGTGTTTTTTTGGACTTGATTTTGACGACAAAATTGTCTGGAAAAAATCAAGAAATTCAACCCTTTATAATTCTGAAATTTTAACAAAATTGTGGGGCAAGGGCTATGCTGTTATTGGCGATGTTACTTTTGAAAGTGCTGCTTATGTTGCTCGCTATATTATGAAGAAAGTCACGGGCAAGAATGCTGATGAACATTATACAAGATGTGATCTTGAAACGGGCGAAATTTTTAAATTAAAGCCAGAATATACAACTATGTCTCGTCGTCCTGGTATTGCTAATAATTTTTTTGAAAAATACAAAAATGAGATTTATCGCGATGATTTTATTGTAATGAACAATAAAAAGATGAGACCGCCTCGTTATTATGATCGATCCTACGAAATTATAGCTCCCGATCATTTATTAAAAATAAAATCTAAAAGAATAAAAAAAGCAAAAAAATTCTTGACAAATAACACTGATGAGCGATTATTAGTCCGTGAAAAATTAACAAAAAAGAGAGTTAGCCGTCTCGCTCGCTCTGACACAAATTAATTATAAAAAAATATGCCTTATTCTGAACACGAACACATGCAAAACGAAACTGCCGACAATAACAAAATCGTTATTTCTCATGTCACTAAATTATATGCCGTTTTTGATAAAAAAGCTTTTGCATTTCAAAATTTCTTTTTTGCAAAAAATGATATTGAAGCGATTAGATCTTTTCAAACAGCTGTAAATGATCCGCAAACCCAATTATCTCAATATTCAAGTGATTTTGAATTATTTCATGTTGCAAATATTGACCAAGAATCTGCTAAAATTTATTCAAATATTCCCGCTAGTCTAGGCGTAGCTAGCGATTATATTCGTAAATCTTCGCAGTAAAAAACTGGTGCCATACTAGTTTAATACGCCTCGGGTCTTCAAAACCCGAGGTTTTTTTTTAACAAAAATTTTATTATAATGAATAGAAATTTACCGAGTGTAATGAATCACTCATTTAGCCAAGTTCCTCAAGCGAATATTCAACGATCTTCTTTTAATCGTAATTCAGGATTTAAGACTACATTTGATGCGGGATATATTGTCCCTGTTTTCGTTGATGAAGTATTACCAGGTGACACTTTTAATTTAAGGATGTCTGCATTTACTCGTTTGGCCACCCCGTTACACCCGACCATGGACAACATGTTTTTGGATTCCTTTTTCTTTTTCGTCCCAAACCGATTATTATGGAATAATTGGCAAAAATTTATGGGTGAACAAATTGATCCAGGTGATTCAACAGATTATTTAATACCAGTTGTAACAACTCCTCAAAATGGATATCAAGTTCAATCCCTAGCTGATTATTTTGGTATACCGATTGAAGTTCCAGGCCTTGAAAATGTTAATGCTCTTCCCTTTAGAGCTTATAATTTGATTTATAATGAATGGTTTATACACCAGAATTTAATTGATTCCGTCAATGTTAATAAGGGAGATGGTCCAGATCTTGCAACTGATTATAATCTTTTAAGAAGATGTAAAAGGCACGATTATTTTACTTCTGCATTACCCTGGCCGCAAAAGGGCGACTCTGTATCATTACCGCTTGGAATGAGTGCCCCAGTTGTTGGGGATGGCTCCGCTTCCATGCTGTTAGGTTCTCTTACTTCTGGCACACCAACTGGAAATGAAAGATCTTTTTTTGCTGGTCCTTCCTTTAATATCCAATATTCCACCGGTAAAGTTACTGGCAATGCGTTTGGTTTTACCACAGACCCTACTAAATCTGGTTTAATCGCTGATTTATCTGATGCAACTGCGGCCACAATTAATGATTTGCGAGAAGCTTTTGCAATTCAACAATTATATGAGAGAGATGCCCGTGGTGGTACTCGTTACACTGAAATTATTCAATCTCACTTTGGAGTAATTAGCCCTGATGCTCGTTTACAACGATCTGAATATTTAGGTGGTGGAACTTCATATATTCAAGTAAACCCGATTGTTCAAAATTCAGCGACTACAGAAACAAGCCCGCAAGGTAATCTCGCTGGTGTTGGAACCTCTATTATTTCAGGACACGGATTTGTAAAATCTTTTACTGAGCACGGGTATATATTAGGATTTGTCAATGTACGAGCTGATTTAAATTATCAACAAGGACTTAATAAATTATGGTCTCGTCAAGAACGATTTGATTTTTATTTTCCAGTTTTTGCTAATCTCGGCGAGCAAATTGTTTATAGTAAAGAAATTTATTGTGACGGATCGGCAAATGATGATAATGTTTTTGGATATCAAGAACGATTTGCAGAATACAGATATAAACCAAGTTTAATTACTGGCAAATTTAGATCAATTTATGCGACTAGTTTAGACACATGGCACCTTGCCCAAGATTTTGCGAATCGCCCCAGTCTTGGATCTGATTTTATTGTCGATAATCCCCCTGTTTCTCGGATTATAGCCGTTCAAGATGAACCGCAATTTTTATTCGATGCTTATTTTAATTTGAATTGTGTACGACCGATGCCCGTTTATTCAGTTCCTGGTTTAACTAGAATGTAATATGGCAATCATGGAAGCTTTAGGCGGAATTGCATCAGGGGCCGGCGGACTTGGCGGAGCTTGGATTAGTGCTAATTCTGCGAGACATATTAACAGAATGCAAATGAATTTGGCTCGTGAGCAAATGGCATTTCAGGAGCGAATGTCTAACACCGCTCATCAGCGAGAAGTTAAAGATTTAAGAGCTGCTGGATTAAATCCTATTTTATCTGCAACTGGAGGAGCGGGTGCATCTACTCCATCCGGTGCTATGGCTCAACTTCAGAATCCTGGTCAAGCTTTTGTACAGGCTGGCGAAGGTTTGGGTAATGCTATAAATTCAGCTTTTCAAAATTCAAAAATTAATGAAGAAATGAAGCAAATTAAAGCCGATACCAAAACCAAAGAAGAAGCAATTAATTTAGTTAAAGAGCAAGTCAAGACTCAAAAGAGTCAGCAACTTGTTAATGTTAATTCTGCTAAGCAAATATTAGCCACCACAAACAAGATCAACCAAGACACTACTATTGATAATCCTAAGGCTAAGGCGGCTGAAGCTGCAACTGCAATGTCTACAGACAAAAACGGGAAGCCTGGGCTTTTGGCTTATATTCGTGGAGCTTTAGATTCAATAAATCCATTTGTATCTACAGCTAAAAACCTTGGCGGTGCTGTGCAAACTCAAGGCGGTTATCATGTTGGACCTCATTATAAACATTAAATTATATAAACTATGACAACTATAAATAAATTAAAAATTCGTAAACATTCAATAGTAATTACAGATAATCGGTCTCGTTCTGATATGGCTGAATCAACTAAGATTAACAATATTTTAAACAGATATAATAACGCTGGAGTTGATTTTTTTGCAAATAAATATGTTAATATTGATCTAGATTCTGATGTATTAAATATTGATTTATGTCAAGATCTTCATTCTGTTAACAATAGATTAATTGAACTTCAATCATCCTTTATAAATAATATTCCTGCAAAAATTAGACGAGAATTTAACAACGATCCAATTGAAATGATTAAATTTCTACAAAACGAAAA